CGCAGGCGAGCGCTTCCCCCGTCGTGGTGGCAACTGCAACTCCGCCTCGAGCACGGGTCTCGGCTGTGTCAATGCCTACAGCGAGCGCGGCGATGCGCCCGCGTACTATGGCTGCCGCCCGCGCTCCCTTGACTGAATCCCTGACAACTGATTTCTGAACCCCTGACAGGCGGCGCGATAGCGTCGCCCTATGGGGCAACGCGTAAAGGTGGAAGTATTTATGCCGGAGTTCAAGTATGATACCGCAAATCCGGGCCCGTGCTGCCAGAAGATCGACGACATGATAGCCTACGCCCGCCCGATTATCCAAAGATGGCCGCCGTTTCACAAGTATACGCTTGGCGAAGAGATCATGCGGGAAATGCTTACCATGCTCCGGCTTGCAACAAAAGCCCGCCTGCGATACATGAACAAATCGACACTTGCAGACCTGGACACCAGTAAAGCAATACTTGATGTGCTTGTAAGACAGGCAAACAACGTGATTTTTACGGACAAGGGCGGGCATGAAAGACGGCTGCTCACCGATCACAGTTACGGTGTATGGTCCGGGCTGATTGACGAAATTGGAAAGTTAATCGGCGGATGGATCAAGACAGTATCGGGTCGGAGGAATGGCGATAAAGGGAACGTGCCGTGATTTGGACAGGCTTCCAGAGCGTTCGTTAGCGCTTCCCCCGTCGTGGTGGCAACTACAACAACACCTCGAACACGGGTCTCGGCTATGTCAATGCCAACAACGAGCGCGGCAATACGAACACGAACTATGGCTGCCGCCCGCGCTCCCAGCAACTATCTAAAGATTTGCGAGATTACGAATCAGCAAACGTTCTTCTGATGGGAGGGGCGCGTTTTCCGTAGCGGCGGAATCCGCTTAAATGAAAATCCCGGAACGTCCCGGTAACCAATCCGGCAAACGAAGTGACAGAACGGGAATCGCTGCGAAGCACCCGGGAAGGTGTAAGGCTATGATTGTCAGCAGTTGCAAGGCAGATTATCCGCCGGGCATACAATCGAACGCCAAACGGAAACGTCACGCGCAGCAATACTCACAGAGCGGGGTGACATTTTGGAAGGGCTGCACAATCTGAAAGACCGCATCTGTGACTTTGAAAATCTCATGGGCGCGTATCGCGACGCGGCAAAGGCGAAGCGATACCGCAATGAGGTATTGGAATTTACCTTTAATCTTGGCGACAACCTGCATAAATTGCAGCGCGAACTTCTGGATATGACATACGCGGTAGGACCATACCGGGAGTTTTATGTGCGATATCCGAAACCCCGTCTTGTCATGGCGCTTGGATTTCGCGACAGGGTTGTACAGTGGGCAATCTACAGACAGATTAACCCATACCTCGACAAGAGATACATCAATCACAGTTACGGATGCAGACGCAATAAAGGCACTCTGAAAGCTGCCGAGTGCCTGCATAACTGGCAACAGCTCATCAGCCGGAAAGCAGACGCGGACGACTGGTATATCATAAAAGGGGATATATCAAAATATTTTTACCGTGTAGACCACGAAAAAGTATTGAGCACATATGAAACCGCTTCGGATGATGCGTGGTTTTCATGGCTGATAGGCACGATCATTAACAACCCGGACGTACCGTTCGGTCTGCCCGTAGGAATGAAACCGGACGATTGCCCGCGCTCAGAAAGGCTTTTTGAAGTTGGTATGCCAATAGGCAACCTGACAAGCCAGGAGACGGCGAACCTGTTTCTTGACCGGCTGGACCAGTATTGCAAACATGTTTTAAAACAGCATTTCTATGTCCGATATATGGACGACTTCTGCATCTACGCGAAGGGAAGAGAGAACGCGAAAAGAATTTTCGAGCAGATAAAAACGTTCCTCCGGGAAGAGCTGCTTCTGGATATCAGCCCGAAAAGTAGGATACAGAAAGCAACTGCTCCGGTGGAATTTGTTGGTTATATGCTGACGCCGCACGGCATCCGAATGCGGAAGAAGACAACCAGACATATAAAACGGAGCTTAAAACATGTCATGGAAGCATATGCTGCGGGCGCGATCAGTTTTGAGAGCGCAATGGAAAGCGCAATATGCTATATCGGCATGTGCAAACACTGCAACGGGCATAACATGCTCAGATGGATACAAGATCATTTCGTTCTGCAAAGGAGCGAGACAATGAAAGAGAATGACACGCCGCCGGGAGGGCGGCATTTTTATTCCGTCCATGAGAATGAGGACGGCACGGTTGACGTATATCTGCGTCCTGATGTCCTTCCAAGGGAAACAGATGAAGGGTTCACAGATTACGACGTTGCCGTGCTTGTTGTAAAGAACGTGGAGCCATACAAAGGGCTGGAAGACGATATAAGAAACCGATTTGACGACTGGTGCGAGAGCGCGGAGGTAATTTATCTATGATAACATGACAACTTCATCTCCGGTTTATCCGAAATTGTGGAAAACCTTGTGGAAAAAGCCGACACCGTGACGATTGCCGAGGATGGTACGAACGAATACAGACAACGGGTATTCGTCACGTATAGAAGCAGGCCGGAGATAAACCGGCCAATCTGCCAAAGTTAGGAGGTGAAGCGTATGAATGGGGTTACACCGGACCAGTTAATGACTACCGCCTATGTGCTGCTGGCCGTGTTCGCGGCAATAGTGACGGTAGACAAGGTGATTGACATTTTCAAAAAGTGGCGGTCACCGACGACTGACACGGCAAAGAAACTGGCGACAGACAAGCAAAGACTCGACGACCACGAAAAGGCGATCAAGGACTTGCAGGAAAGTCAGCAGGTTCTTTGCACAGGTATCCTCGCCTTGCTGGATCACGAATTGCACAACGGCAATTCGGAACAGATGCAGGAGGCGAGGGACAGCATCATGCACTATTTATCAGGAAAAATAGCAAGATAAAAGCGCGAGCGCTTGCGCTTTTGCGGCGCGTCCGGGAACGGAGGGCAACCGTGCCGCACAGAAAGGAGAGGAAACATGAAGATTGATTTGACGCCGGTTTTTCAGTCGGTCATTGCGCTGCTTGCGGCGCTTGTGACGTATAAGTTCATTCCGTGGATCAGGTCAAAGGTGACGGAACAGCAGTTTTCAAATCTGGAAGCAGCAGCACGGGTGGCCGTGTACGCGGCGGAACAGATTTTTAACAGCGGGGAAAATAGCAAGAAGCTGGATTATGCCGTTAATCAGGTTATGAAAGCCGGTTTTGACCTTGACATTGATACGATACGCGCGGCGGTTGAACAGGCAGTATACGATCTGAAAGCCGAAAGACAACTCGCAGACAGCTTCAAACAGCGGATCGAAAGCAATGGGACGGATGAAGATGACGGCGAGGACGTAGATTATCACATCCCGCCCGTCGAGGACTGGCCGCTGGAAATGATTCAGACCTTCTGTGAGGACAACGGCATCAATGCTGACGGATGCGTGAGCAAAGCAGATTTTATAAATGCGATCATAAAGGGCGGGCGAATGGAGCCGCCTGACGACACAGAGGAAGAGATATTAGGCTGATAACACGCCCCGGCAGGAACGGCCACTGCCGGGGCGTTCTCTTTTTAGGTTTTGCATTTTTCATAATGTGAGGTGGTGTAAATGAAGGTTGTGCAGCCTATCCGCGATCTTGAGAAGTTGGACAAGTGTTACCAGATTGCGCGCGAACACGACAAAAAGAAGCGCAGAGACGAAGTGTGCTGGGAGCTGATTTTGCTTGTCGGGTTCAACACGTCACTGCGCGTGAGCGACTTCCGCCGTTTTAAGGTAAGCGACCTGCGCGGGAAAGATTACGCCCAGATGCAAGCCAAGAAGACAGGGAAGGAAGCGCGGATACTTATTAACCCACAGGCGAGAAAGGAGATAAACCGGCTTTTGTCCGGGCGGAAAGCGGACGAATACATTTTGCAGTCACGCGTACATGACCAGACAACACACAAGAACAAGCCAATTACGCGGCAGCGCTGCTACCAGATTATCCGGCAAATCGCAGAGGAAGCAGGGATCGAAGAAAGAATCGGCTGCCATACGCTGCGGAAGACGTTCGGTTATCACTACTACAAAATGACAGGCGACGTGGTAAGCCTGCAAAGGATTCTGGGGCATAGTTTCCAGAGAGAGACGCTTGTGTATATCGGGGTTGTCCAAGAGAACATCGACGAATCACTCATGAAGTTTAACATGCTGACAGGAAAGAGGGTGGGGCGCGGATGAAGGTCTTACAGATCGTACTTGCGATCCTACTTTTACCGCTTGCCGCGCTTGCAGTTATCGGGCTCCTGGTTGCAAGCGCCATCGCGAATTTCATAGAGGACATATACAGCTTAGAGGATGAATACGGCGGCAAGGACTAAAACATTGTCGCCGCTTTGCGATTCAACGGAGGATTTATGAAGGAAAAGCAGGCAAGGCGTCTGACGTGGGGCGGACTAAAAAGAATCCTGTTCCATGAACGGACCGGTGCAAACTTTGACCACGACCATATCCGACTTGTCTACGCGGACGGTCACAGGGACTTTTTAAACATCAAGCGCGATGTATACGGAACCCCGTATTTTATCATCGTCAAGGACAGACGGAGGTACTGAAAATGAATCAGCAGAATATGACCGTGCTAACAAACATTATCGGCGCGGTGGAATCCGGCGGGCAGGTATATGGAAAACGCCGTTATGATGCGTATGCAGCCCCGTATACAAACAGCAGCGTTGAACATACCGTCACGCTCGGATGGGCGCAGAACTACGGAAGCGAAGCAAAGCGGCTTATCCAAATGATATATGACAAGGACACGGCGGCATTTAAAGCAATCGACACGGACGGAAGCATTGCCGCCATGCTGAAAAAAGACTGGGTGGCGATCCGATGGAACCCGACGGCGGCACAGAAAAAGAAACTGATTGCGCTGATTGACAGCGCGGCCGGCCACGTCTGCCAGGACGAATTGTTCGCGAACCTTATGCGGACATTCATTGCGGACTGCGAAAATACGTACACAAAGAACATACCGGCGATCATGATGTACTGCGAAATCCGCCATCTTGGGGGCGCGGGACCGGCCAAACGGATTTTTGACCGGCTGAAAGGCAATTACAGTCTTGACATGATAATGGCATCCCTCGTACGCGATCAGCAGGACAAATCAAGTGATAACCAGGTGGGCGATACCAAATTCTGGACACGGCACTTAAAGTGCAAGGAATTTATCGAACGATATGCCGCAGAGGAAAAGGCAGAAGAGAAGGAGGAAAAGAAGGTGGCAGTTCATTATATTTCAAACAGCGGCGGAGACGAAAACGGAGGGATTCACGGCGGCAGGGCTGGCGACCAGACTGGAAAGGAATGGTGCCTGCGCTCCTGGTACAACCGCCCGTGGAGCTGCATTTTGCGGCATCCTGACGCGAACGTCCGGGCAAAAATCGCACAGCTCGGGGAAGCTGCGGCGAAAAACGACAAAATCGGTTACGACCAGTATGAGCGCAACACTTACTGGGCACAGCTGAAAAAAGCGGGTTACGATCCGTCGAAGATCACGACGGCTTGCGAAGCGGATTGCAGCGCCGGTGTAATTGCAAACGTCAAAGCGGTCGGGTATCTGCTCGGAATAGACAGCTTGAAGAATCTTAAAGCAACCTATACGGGCGACATGCGCTCGTGCTTTAAGGCTGCCGGGTTTATCGTCCTGACAGCAAGCAAGTATCTGACAAGCCCCGACTACCTGCTCCCGGGCGACATCCTTTTGAATGACTCGCATCATACAGCCACGAACATCACGAAGGGGGCAAAGGCGGACGGCGGCAGCGTTCCGGCTGACACTGATAAATACATTGTCGGAAGCGGCAATGTGACCGTAAAACATTTCCTTGTCGGCGCAGTTGATCCACAGGTAAAAACGATCCAGCGCATCTTGAACGCGCTCGGCTACAAGGGGAAGGATGGAAAGGCTTTGACGGTTGACGGCGACCTGGGGGCGAACACGTCTTATGCTGTCGCCGCATTCCAGAAAGCCGTTGGCATGAAACCGGATAATCCGGGAACCGTTGCAACCCTCACCTGGGAAAAACTTCTGAACGCGGGCTAACCATGGCTAACTGGATTGTCACGGAGAATGTTTCCGGGATGTCGGACGACGCCTTGATTGCAGCCGCGAAGAACTGCTATAGCATAGAGAATCACGCCGCGCACGGGCTAGACAGCATTAGCGTGGAGTATGTCGGCACGATGTGCAGCGAGCGCGATAGGGACAGGCTCTATGTAATATACAGGGAAAAAGGCGGGTCATACTGGTATAAATCCCTCGTCAGAACCAAAAACGGCAACGTGGAGTTATACGATCATATCTTTGGCAGTCGGCCGGACCGGCGGCGGAGGACAGGAAATTGAAAATGATAGTGTGGCGGGTGTCGCTGGCGCTGTTCCTTATCACGGCAATAACCATGTTTTTGTATGGAGTAAGGGCATACCGGCGGGCAGAAAAAGAAGCAGAAATGGACGCAAGAGAGTTGCAGTACGACGCGGACGGCGGATTTATCATGATCGACATGCAGGAAGGTTTGATGGGCGTGTATAAAGCAGTCCGCCCCGTTCGGCACATCTGGAAAAAGCGTCTTAAACGCCTTTCACCGGGCATCTATAATCTGTCAATCTGCGATGGATGGATAGAACTATACAACAAAGACCTGCACGGCGTGTATGTGATCGACATGAACAAGGATGACAACAGGTTTTTCTTATCCGGCGTCGAGCAGGACATTCCGGTGCTTGTGTACTGACATTCAAATATAAAAATACAGAAATACTGAACATTCCTATAGACATGTTCAGAAACGCATGATATAATTGCGGCCAGGGGGAGGGGTCTAAGGGGAACCAAACAAAGGTCCCTTTAGACCCCTCTTTTTTGCGCCGTTTTGGAGGAAAAGAGCAATGAACATGGATAGTTGCTGCGCAAATTGCAGTATGCGGAGGACGCTCAAAACGATTGAGGGCGTTGTTGTCGCCAATAAGTGCATACAGAACGATGAATTTATAACCGATTTCGCCTACAGTTGTCCACACTGGGAGGAACGGAAGGAAGAACAGAAAGGGGAAGGGAACCTGTAATGTCGTCGCAAAAATACGCAAATCTGCTCGGGTATCCGGGCACGTGGCACTGCATGATTAAACCGGGTGAATGCGAGAGGGCATACTGGACAAATGACCGGAAGCCATGTTGTGAACGATGCAGGATAGCGACAGAACACAAAAGACAGGTGAGGAAATGGAAAAGAAAATGATCCGGCAGAGAACATCAAACGCCCTGGGCGAGTGCCCGGGGCTTATTATTTTTGCCTTTTTCCAGCCGGTTTAGACATCTATTTGACATATTAAGGGCAGGTAAAATAGATACTTTCAAAAAGGGCATATTTTTACCGACTTACATAAGGAAGCGATTCGTTCAAAAGCTATTTAACACAACCTCCGATTATGACAAGTAGCGGAATGGGGCGCGAGGGCAGCCAGGAAGGGCGGGCCGGAAGCATTTACTTGAAGTCACGAAAATGATATGGCGGAGTGCGCTGCGTGCGTTAATTTAACACGCGTGCGTTAATTTAACGCGCGCAACGCGTTAAATGCGTTGAATATGAGTTAAGGTCGAGTTAAAACCGATGTTGCAACCAACTTGCAACTGACTTGCAATAAAAAAGCAACCATTCGGATTTTCCGAACAGTTGCTTAAAAATGATTTCGCGGCGTTATTTATCCGCGCTGGCTTTTGCTTCGATATCCTGCCTGATAAGCTGCTTTATATATCCCTGCATACTGGTCTGCTTATCAAGGTGAGCAATGATATCAGCATCGGTATTGATATTCAGCTTCAGACCGTACCTGCGGATATAGGCTTTCTCCTTTGCCGCTTTCCTGATCGTTTCCGGCAGCGCCATAATTTCACCCCTTTCATGCGCGCAACGCACCTTTCTATGCAGGAAGTATAAAACAGGACAAACCCCGCGTCAACTTCTTTCAAGATAAAGAGGAATGAGAGCGCACATTTTTTCGGAAATTTCTTCGTCTTTGTGCGCTTTTTGAAAATCCAGAAATTCAGAAGTGGTCAAGGTATCGAGCATTCGTTCATAAATCACAAGCGGCCTATAGCGGATTTCAGCATCAAGCCGTACAAGAAAATCATTCCGCGTATTCGCCGCCGCGTTCTGTATTCGCTCCATATCTTTCGGCGGGATATAATCAGGTTTTACATAAAGCTTAATGTTTCCGGCGTTGCTTATATGGCCTATTGTTTTGTAATCACGGTTTTCATATACGGCTTTATTGCAAAGCGTCGTCCCGTTTCCCAGGCAGCACATGAATAATTCAAACTGTTTTGCAGCCATAAGTCCCTTTCTGCCCTCGTAACCTCCGGGGCGGGGTAGCCGTCAATCACCCACATAAACGACGCTGTACCAAGTACAATCATCGTGGTAACCAATGAGCCATTCTTCGAGCTCCTGCTGGCGTTCGTTTTCGAGGTGATAATTGCCGTTTTCCATATACGGGAACTGTCGTTCAATTCTCGTTCCGTCGGCGTATTCTGCGCTTGCTAACCACATATAGGGCTCCTTTCAAAATGATCCGGCGGCGTTATGCAACCGCCATGAAATAGTTAATCGCTCCTTCAAGCTCCGCGTCGGTCATTGCGGACAATTCCGCCCACATTTCCGCTTCTTGCCCGATACAATCCATGTCGTACCGGAGATTGTAAAGTGTGCTTTCTAACATTGCTCTTTCGGTTGCGGATAAATACATGGTGTTGGCCCTCCTTAAAAATTATTTATACCCCTTTGCCCTCGTAACCTCCGGGGCGGGATGGTATCAAAATGATTTGTTGGCGTTATACGTCGATCCGGCTGGCAAATTCTTCAAGCGTCATTTCCGGCAGATATCGCCCGACATAATACGGTGAATACTTTTCCAGTTCAAACAAAAATGCTTCATCGGCGTAAGGATCAATAATATCCTGCCCCTCAAAGAAATGCTTGCTCATGCGGTGCGCAACAAAGCTCGCGGGTGTTGCCGGTTCGGGCCGCTCGGATAAAACGCTGTATTTATCAGCCATAAGCCGGAATGCCAGCAATGTACATTCCTTGTATTCGGCCGGTGTCATTTTGTGAAAGTTCCATTGCAGACCGTTGCACCAGGTGATAAAGCTGTCATTGATTTTTTGCTTTGTCTCTTCCACCATGGCAGCGTGTTCACCGGCGAGATATACGCGCTCAAGCTCAATGACGTTTTCCGGGTATTCGTGCGCGGCGTCCGGCAGATTGTCGACGATCTCAACGCCGTCATATTGAACCGCCGAAAGACTGTTGACGAGTTTTAATACATCGGCTTTTGTATATTCCCCGGCTGGACCGCGCCAGGGCTGATAACAATAGCATCCGGTATGGTTCTCATACTGAAAATCCGTATACAGGCCGTTGGTTGAGACGATCACGGGTTTGCCCTTTCGCCAGTCGCCGGATCGAACAATCCCGCGCGAAACATCCCCGCAAATTCTCTTTCCGTCCCCGTCTATAAATTCCAGGAAAAGTCGGTAGTTTTCAAGGTCGCTTTTCTGGCGTGCATCCTTATCATCTTCTGAGAAGTCGCAGCCGCGTTTTTCAAGATACAATTTCATGGTGTTGGCTCCTTTCAAAATGGTTTTGCGGCGTTATTGGTTTTCCGCGACGATCCCCGGCGGGATCGTTTCGGCCGGTAACCGTCCGGCCATCATCAGGCGGAATTTATTCTTGCCTATCGTGTATGTTGAGCGGGTAATAGTGACCGTTCATTTTGCTGAACCGGCTGTCTGACGTGTTGGCGATATTCCCGCCATTCATCCACCAGCCAGGGCGCTTGACGATCCGCCCGGATGTATCAACGCAAGCCGGGACGACACTCAAACACTCCATAGGGCTGAAAGAAAACCGGCGACGCTCGATCATGCAGAAATTCAAAGGCGTTTCGATATCGCTGTCAAATGTTTCGTTGCCGTCCGGGCAGGCGATCAGCAGCTCATTAAACCGGCTCGAAACACCTCCGTTTGTGCAGTCTCCGAAATGGCTCCTATATACTTCAACGCTCAAGCAATGGATTTTCATAATATCCCTTTCTGCCCTCGTAACCTCCGGGGCGGGAAAGTGATTTACTGTCTTTCAACGATCATCATGCAAAGCAGCTTGTATATGTCATAAAAGGCATTCCAGGCGGGTCCTTTATAAATCGGGTCCTCGCTGCACTGGTACATGAAACTGCTGAATGTTTGCGCGGCCCTTTTCATCTGCGCGGGATTAAGTCGCTCAATGTCCCAGGGCATAACCGGCGAGTATTTCGGAAGCGTCCGCACATCTTCGCCATACCTGCCGTTTACCGCCTTAATGTTTGTGATATATAAGGCCCTGTAAAGATTGTGTGGATCGTTCGTATACTTTCCGATCAGCTCAACTGTTTCGGCGTTCAACGGATATGAACCGGAATATTTTTGATTGAGCCGCAGCATTGCGTCCGTTGCCTGCGTCAGCAAATTGATTTCGCTCTGCTCCAATACATAAGCACTCATTTTAATTACCTCCGTAGTGTTGGCTGGTTTATATTTTGCGGTTAGACTTTCCGCGACGATCCCCGGCGGGATCGTTTCGGCCGGTTGTCGTCCGGCTCTCATCAGGCGGATGCACCAATGACGAATTTTTCAATACGTTCAATCAAATCATCCGGCAGGCAGCGCTGCCATTTTGTTTCTTTTTCGTACCATCTTTTTACGGCCCTGTATGCAGCATACAGGCGGTCCGTCTGTTCCTTGTCAAAGTCAAGAACCTGGATGATCGACCACACAATGTCGTTGCTCTTGTTTTCGCTGTTATAAGCATACACAATGTGCTTTTCTTCTTCCGTATTTGCCTTGTCCAACATCACTCCGTAACCGTGTTTTCTGTAATAGACTTTAGAACTCTTGTGATAGTCATAAGATGCGTTGTCCGCTTCCATCATCATATCAATGAGACGATCCATATTAAGATTGATTTTCATTTCAAAACCTCCTTTGATTGTTTCGGGGTTTGTACCCCGTCGGGATGATTGTACTATACCACGGGGTTTGCACCCTGTCAACCCCTTTTTCAAAAAATTATTTGATCCATGCGGCAAATTGATCGAGCGTGCAGCTTGTCGGAAGCGGAGCAGCTTTTTCCGGCTTCCGATCCGGCGCGTCACCGGTGCGGACCGGTGCAGATACTTCCGCGTCTTGAATATTCAAAATGTTTTCTGGCAGTTCAACCGGCGGATTTTTCCGGGGGCGTCCTGGTCGTTTCTTTCCCGGCGAAACCATTTCTTTCTCAGCCCATTTTATTTCTGCGGCGCGTTCCTTTGCGGCCTGCTTTGCCGCAGTTTCAATCGCTTTGATTTCGGCAGCACGGCGGCGTTTTTCTTCACTTGCTTTTGCGGCGCGGTTTATCTTTGCGGATTGATAGAGAATATTGACAACCGGCAGCAAAAAGAAAATGACAGCGGGCAGATAAAGAAGAAAGTAAAATGATTTCACGGCGTTATCCCTCCTGATCAATAAATGCTTTTGCTTCTTCCTCTGTATCGAAATAAATCTCGTCACCTTCAAAGAATACTGTGAAACCGCTTCCGAATATCTCAATCTCATAACCCTTGTACATCGTCCTGTCCTTTCTGCCCTCGTAACCTCCGGGGCGGGATAAAATGATTAGGCGGCGTATAATTCCGAAAGCTGGCAGGAAAGTGTTTTTGCGGCTCGGAATGCCTTGAAAGTGAGTTTCTTATTCCAGCTATTCATGGCGCTTGAATAGTAAAAACCGGCGTTTTCGGTTGCGGCTTTTGCGGCTGCTGTCGGCGTTTTCTCAAAAATAACGCGCGTCCGGTTTGCTTCGCCGTCAAAAATGATTTTCCATCCGTTACCCTGGATCGTTTCGCCGATGAATGTTTTTTCGGGAACGGGGCCGCGTGCCTGCTTTGGATCCCTGGCGGCTTTTGCCGCTTCCGTTTCGACCGTTTCGGCGGCGGGCGCTTCCTGCTTTTTGCCTGTCGTTTCTTCCGGCGCGATTATATTTCCGGCTGGCGTTGCAATTTTCCGATATCCGGTCGAAATGTTTTCGGGTCGTTTTCCGCTTGCCGCCGCCGTTTTCGCGGCGTCCAGCGCGGCAGCATATTCCGGTTCATTCGGACGGATAACAATTTTCTGTTTATGCCGGTATCCGCTCGGCTCAACATCCAGGATAACAAAAGCCAGGACGGAACCGTCTGAAATGATATTGTACTCAACCGGGAAAGTAACGCCTTTACATGTCAACGTTGTTTCAGAGAATGTATAAACCGGGGCGTTTTCTGTTTCAGCCGCTTCCGGCGCTTCACTTGAAATGTTTTCGGGGCGTTCATCCTGGACCGTTTCGGCCGCGTCTTTTTTAGCGTCATATTCCGCCCATGCCTTAATCATTTCGCGGATCGGCTCAAGCGCTTCCGGCGCGCCGATAATGTTAATGTTTCCGCCGTCCAGGTATGAAACGTCGTCGGCCTTTTTTGTGATAAGTCCGGCGCGGCGGGCTGCCGTCGTCACCTTATCAAAACGATAATTGCGCGTCGTGCAGAAATTGACCATTTCCCAGGTTGCAACATCCGACTCAAGCGGCGCTTTTTCAAATGTTTCGACGGCGTTCTTGAAAAAGTCCGCCGGCTTGCTTTCGACCATTGATTTGAAGCGCTCAGCATATTCTTTTGCGGCAGCATCCCGCGTTTTACTTCCGACGGTCACGACGCCTAAACCGGTTGAAACATGGTCAACATACCAAAAGCCGCCGCGTTTTCTAATTGCTACACCGTCCAGCCCGTCCGCCGTATATCCGGTGACTTCCTGCCGGGTAACGATCCCGTATTTGCTGCCGTTCTCAAAACGTCCGATAATGGAATAATTGATTTTCTGAAATTTCATGGTGTTGACCTCCTAAAAATGTTTTGCGTTTTGGTTTTCCGCGACGATCCCCGGCGGGGATCGTTTCGGCCGGTAACCATCCGGCCATCATCAGGCGGATTAAACGGCGGGGACTAAATCGGGATCGGGACCGGCGGAACCGGTAAAGTGTGCGCTTCCATACATCCGGCGGATATCGTCAAGAGTCATGGACTTTTTCGAGCGCTTCCGGTACGGTTCCCGGTGAAAATACCACGCCGCTTTATTATGCGACCACTTAAAACCGAGCGCTTTTAATTCGTCCTTTACGGCTTTTGTGTTGCCGGATACCCATATCCAGGAACCGCAAAGCTCAACCTCAATTCCGAGCTTTAAAAGCTTATTTATCAGGTCCATAAATTCGCGGGCCGTTTCGGTCGTCTCTTTTTCGTATGTTTCGCCGTCTTTATTGACGTGAATATTTTTCAGTCTGTCAAAAGCCTTTTCAAATTCGGCCTGCATTTCCTGGAAATCTTTCGTGGTATCTTTTCCGGGGTTGTTATCCGGGTGCAGGGCTGCCGCCGCTTTTCTGTATGCCTTTTTGAGTTCTTCTGCCGTTTTGCAATTCGCGAAATATGTTGTCATGGTGTTGACCTCCTGTTTTGTGGTGTTGTGTTTCGGGGTTTGCACCCCGTCGTGATGGTGCAACTATAGCACGGGGTTTGCACCCTGTCAACCCCTTTTCGCAAACTTTTTTTCGAGCAGGCAGGTTACCCCCTACGGGGGTAAAAAGTTTTTCGCCGGCAGGCTTGACCGCGAAATGAAACGAATTTTTGCGGTTGTGCAGCCGATCCCCGGCAGGCCGTCACGGTCCGCCACCGGCAGCCGATCCCAGGCGGGCCGATCCCAGGCAGCCCGC